GATCAGAATCTTTCATAGCTTTAACTTCTTCAATATTATAACCATTAACATCTAACCAAATTTCAAATTTATGATGAAAAACATTATATTCTTCCCATTTTACACCTTCAGCATCTGTATAATCAACTCTACCACTTTTATCTGTTGGGTTTATTTTCCGTCTTCTTTTATAAGAAACTAAATATGCTGGCTCAATACCAGAAGTAGTTTGTGTCATAATTGAAACTGAACCAGTTGGTGCAATAGTTAAAAGAGCAATATTTCTTCTACCCCATTGTTTTAACATTATATCTAATTCTGGATCAGAATCTTTTAATCTCTGAACAAAAGGATTACTTATTTCTCTTTCATAATCATAAATAGGAAAAGAACCTCTTTCTTTTGCCATTATAGCAGATGATTTATAAGCATTTATAGCCAAAATTTTATGTACTTCAGTTGAAAACTCAGTTGCTTCTGATGTGCCATATCTTAAACCTAACGCCGCTAGCATATCACCTTCAGCAGTTACTCCTAAACCAGTTCTACGACCATTTAAAGTCATTGTCATAATTTTAATCCAAGTTTCTCTTTCAACTCTCTTAGTCTCATCATTTTCAGGATCTGATTCAATTTTACTCAAAATCATATCAATCTTTTCAATTTCAAGATCAATAATATCATCCATAAATCTTTCAGCATAAATTACATATTCTTTAAATTTATTCCAATCAAAAGATGCATGTTTTGTAAATGGATCTACAACAAAACTATAAAGATTAATTGCAAGTAATCTACATGAATCATAAGGGCATAAAGTTATTTCACCGCACGGATTTGTACTAACTGTCTTAAAACCATAATCTTGATAGCAATCTGGAACAGACTCCCTCATAACAGTATCCCAAAATAAAACACCTGGTTCAGCAGATTTCCAAGCGTTATGAATTATTTTTTTCCATAACTTTTGAGCATCAATATCTTTTGTGAAAATAGGATTTTTAGAATCTATTGGAAATAATTGGGTATACATTTTTGCATTTAATGCAGCTTCCATAAAATCATCATGAACTTTAACTGATATATTTGCGCCGGTCACTTTACCTTGTTCTAATTTAGCATCAATAAAATCTTCTGAATCTGGATGTTTTACGGAGCAAGTCAACATTAATGCACCTCTTCTTCCACCTTGGGCAACTTCATTTGTAGAATTTGAATATCTATTCATAAATGGAACCAAGCCTGTAGAAGTTAATGCAGAATTTTTGACTGGCATTCCAGCTGGTCTAATATGAGAAAGATCGTGTCCTACACCACCTCTACGTTTCATAAGTTGTATCTGTTCTTCATCAACTTGCATAATTGATCCATATGAATCAAATAAACTACCTATAACAAAACAATTTGATAATGATACAACTTGTCTATTATTACCAATTCCTGACATTGGTGAGCCTTGTGGAATTATATACTTAAAATCTTTTATCAAATCAAATATAAACTGTTCTGATAATGGATTTTCATATTTATCTTCTATTCTATGTATTTCTTTTGCAAGTCTCCAATGCATATCATCTGGTGTTCTTTCATAATATACAGTTTCACCTTCTTTTGTATCTTTTAATGCATACTTATTAACCCAAACATCAGCAGCTAATGTATCACCGTTAAAATATTTTAATGATGCATCATACGCTTCATCTCTTTTAAAAAAACTCATGTTATTTCTTTTATTTTTATATGAAGTTGATATTATTGAGATTACTCAAATATCCACTTTGTTTTAATTCTACTATAATTTGTGTTGCATATTCTTTATCCAATAATTTAAACATATTAAATATATTATCAGTAAAATAATAAGATAATTCAACAAAAATTTCCGATTTTGTATATTCTTTACCAATATTATCCAATAACATCTTATAATAGTCGTTAAACGCTTGTTTATTAGGCTTTCTTCTATTAGAAGAAAAATCTAAAGATGTTTTTTCAGTTAATAAATCATAGACATCTTTAGATAAATTAAGTCTACCTATATATTCTTCGTGATATTTAGACTCAAACTCGTAATTAGTGCCAACCTCAATTGGTAGACCATCATAACTATAATTTTCTTCTTGATAACCTATATAATATTCAGATTGTTCTGAAATCTCATCTAGTTTACCCTTAAAAATAGTATCTCTATTCAATGAATGTTTACCTTCAAGTTTATGATTATTTGTATTAAATTTAAACATCACATCATCTTCAGTATCTATATCCTCATCCTCATCAGATACCATAATTTCAACAATATCACCATCACCAAACTCTTCATCTATAATAACATCATCAATAAAATCTTCACCTAATTCCTCATCTAAATTATTATTTAAATCATCATCATCTAAAATAACTCTCTTTTGTATCATATATAATATTATTTTTAGATATTATTTCGCGCCAACCAACTGATCGTTCTCCATAGTTAAAAATTTAGTATTAAAATCAAAACGAACTTGTTCTTCGTGATGCTCACCATCTCTTAATTTTAATATTTTTAATCTATAAATATTATTACGTTTCATTTCTGGATTACGAATAATACCCCAAACTGAATCAGCAGTGTCAGCAATAGCCTTACTTTCAGGAATATCACCTAATTTAATGTCAGATGCACCCCAAACTGCTTTATCAGTTTGTGTTGCAGTTATAACTGAACATTCATATTTATCTCCAATTCTTCTTAAACCTTCTGCTAAGTGTTTTCCTTTTAAATATAACATATTAGTAATATCAAAACCTTTTTCAATTGACATAATATTTATATAATCAACAATTACCATTCCTACTTTAAGTCTTTTAACTTCTTCAAATTTTTTAATATAGTTATCTATATCAGTTACTGTACAATCACTTGTATTATATTTTTTAACATAAATCTTACCTGGTTGAGAATCAAATAAACCTCCAGTACTAGATTGGGATTTTAAATTATTTAATCTTTGTTTCATAAAAACCGAATCTTTTGATTTTTCATCATATTCATCAGAATTAATTTTAAGTCTCATAGATCCTAATCTTTTCATCACTTTTCTAGTTGCCATTTCTAATGTAATAACTAATACATTAGCGCCAGCATTTGCTGCATTTGTTGCGATATTATGCAGCCACATGCTTTTTCCAACATTTGTCTCACCCATTATAACATTTAATGTTGATTTACTCCAACCACCACCTAATATTGAATCAATACAAGGCCATCCAGTATGAATAGTATTTTTACTAATTAATTGTTTATGTGATTCAGGATCATCAAAATCCATACCTAAATCACTATCATCATCATCAACTAAAAGAACATTACCGAACATTCCTTTAATTTTTTGTGCTATATCTACAACATTTTCATAATCAATTTCTTTAAGATTACGAACCATATCAATAGTTTTAAGCATATCACCATTTAATTGATTTTGTATTTTCCAAGCCTTAAATCTAGGCAATAACCATTCCGTGCTTATATCGCTATTATCGGATTGAAGGAGTAATTTTAAAACTGCCGCACTAATTTTATTTTCTTGGTCAGCTAGTTTGACCATTGCGACAATTTGTTGTGTGCTTGGTACAATATGACTTTCACTTCTTAAATATTCTTCTCTAATTACAGTATATACAAACATTATATCTGAATTCTTAAAAAAGTAAGGTTCTACCTTAGAAAATTGATCTGGAGTATCTAAAATATAGATAAAAAAATGCTTCTCCATATTTGTATTCATTGCTTCCGCCATATGAGTATTTTATAGATTATTTTTTAAAAGTTCAAAATACTTTTTTTAATTAAATAGATTTCCATCATCTTCAAGATTAAATTCATCAGAAGATAACATATCTTTATCTTCTATTTCATTTAATCTTTCATCAATATCTTCTAACTCTTTAAGACACTCATCATAAGAAGGATATTTGAAATAATCATAAATTATTGGTTCCATTGCTTTTAATACATCTGCATTAAATACCTTTCTATTAAAAAGTTGATTTGCTGCTACACTTTTATCTAAATGTTTAACATACCAACGATTAGATGGTTGAAATGTTATCTCACCTGTTTCTTTATCAATATTCTTTTTTACCTGTGCAATACCAATTTTAGGAAAATTTTCAAATGTACAAAACAAATCTAATCCCTTATAAGGATTAATACCTTTACTATAATCAATTTCGAATTTAACTTTTTTTGGTTTTGCTAATCTATTTTTTGCTGATTTCGCAGTGATTACTGAGCCGGATCTACCAAGATCCATTTCATCTTCTTCACCTGTTTTTAATTTTGCATCACTTAAAAATAAGATCACACTCGCAGCATAATATAAACCTTCGCCACCACTCATAATAGTTTGTGGAAACATATCTTGTGTTAAATAAACATGATTTGTTGCTACTAATGGAATATTTAAATATCCCAAATCATTAGTAATCAATCTAACAAGAGATTTTATTTGTTTTGCGCGGGTCATATCTTGTTTAACATTTAATTTAAGAGTATCTTCTTTTTCTTTCTCACTGGATAACATACCAATAGAATCTAAAAAGAATATTGTTTTTGACACATCAACTCCGGTATCTTTTAGTTTTTGCAAAGCATCTAAAAAAGACATCATAAACATTTTTATCTTTTCAACAATATTAGTTCGTATTAACATAAAATTATCTTTATTTGATGTATCAATACCATACATATCAAAATCAGATTTTTCAATAGAATACTCTGTGTCAATCCACACAATATTATATCCCATTTTTTGGGCATTTCTTGCAATATTTAAAGAAATAAAAGATTTTCCAGTCTGCTTTGGTCCAGCAATAATTGTTATTTTATTATTTGGTATTCCACCTTTTAAAATGCTTTTAGATAAAAGTGCATCTACAATATGAATTCCAGTTGATATAAATGTTTTTTCTTTCTCAAAATCTTCAATTGATATGATATCTTTCTTTGAAATATTTTCTATAAGATTAGATATTTTTGAAAAATCAAAACCATTTGATTTCTTTTGTGAGGTTTTAGTTGTCTTTGCCATAATATATTATTATTTTTATTTAGATTGATTCTAAGTTATTATAGAAAAAACTTAATAAAAAGTTTTATGTTTAAAATATAATAAATTTAGAACCTAACTGAATATATATATAATTCCAAAATAAGATAAGAATATGGAGTTCTATATAGTATTCGTTAAAAATAGGAAAAAACTTGACAAATATATTAAAGTCAATAAGGTACGAAATAAGACAATTATAGATATAAAACAGCAATTAGATGATCACGGATTAGAAGATGTCACTGAATGGCGGGAATATTTCAATCTTATAATATATACCAAAATAACTCAAACTATCAGGAAAAATAAAGATGTGTACTATATACCAAATATAGGTAAAATTAATACTTTAGAAATTGATGATATTTTTCAAATTAAAGAAAATTTAACTGGAAAAATTAATTTTAATTTACTTTTCTTTTTTGAAGATTTTAAAGACAATCAAAAAATGTATGAAAATCTTCTATCTAATATATCATTATTTGACGCTATTCAAATAATTAGAGATTACTAAATCAATATCAGAGAAATATTTTTTTTATATATAAAGAAAAACTATAAATTAAATGTCACATTATTCTGAAATAGATTTTCTTTTTAATAATATTACTAAAGATTATATAAATCTTCAAACAAGCAATAGAAATAATTCTGCTAATATATTTGATGAATCAAAATATGTTGTATATAAAAATAAAAATAATTCTGGTGCTGGTACAACTAATATCAAAAAATATATAAAAGATAAAGTATATAAAAATGAAGACAAATCTATAAATCCTTATGTACAATTAGTAATGGATTTTGATAGTGTTGATGGTCAACCTGGAGCCGGGTTAAGAATAAAAGCTGCAGATTTAGCATATTTAAGAGAATTAGGTGTTTATCCTATAAATAGAATGGCTATTCTTAGAAGATTTCCAGAAGGTTGCTTTGTTCCAGAAGACCTAAATGAAATGATTAGAGAACCAATCTCAACTATTGTTGGCTGGATTAAACCAAGTGACAATTTTGGTAAAGTTGAATTTCATGAAAATTGGGCAACCACATCTAAAAGATTTGATCAAATGATATCTAAAATGATAGAAACTGCAACAGGTGGATTATTACCAATAATACCAGTTCCTGATTTTGCGCAAGGTATGTTATTTCAACTTTACAAAAATGCCGGACTTTTAAATAGTGATAGTACAAATGAGACAACAGATGAAGCTTATGAAAATTTTGATCCTAGCACTATAAAACAACCAACATCTTACACCGATGTAACTAACGGTAAAGGTCCAACTACAACTAATAGTTGGGGCCTTAATAATATACCTATTGGGGATCCTAATGTATTACAAGAAGGGCCATTTAGAGATCCGGCAGGACAAAATATAACATCAACCTTTGAATTTATATTAGAAACAACATATGAACAAAAATTATTAGGAGATGTTGATCCAGGTTCAGCAATGCTAGATATTTTAGATAATATTTATGCAATGGGCACATCTAATATGAAATTTTATTGGGGTGATAATTCAGCTGTTATGAAAAAAGCCAGGGAAGCTAGCAGTTATAAAGCCAATAATTTAAATGCGTGGTGGGATATGATATCTTTAACATTAGAATCTTTTTGGACAGTAATAGCAGATTTTTTTAAAGATGAATTTACAAAATTGGAAAAAAACTATAATGACACAATTGACACCAACAAAAGTAAAGAGGATGCAAATAAACCTAGAACAGATAAAGAACAAGATTTACAAAACCAAATAGATATAGAAAATACTAAAAAAACACCAGATCAACCAAAATTAAAAACTTTACAAACAGAATTAGCTAAACTTAAAAAAGATGATATCTCAACAAAAGAACAATCTGTAACAGATGCTGCTAAAAAGAAACTTGCTGATGCTGCTAACTATCTTGCACCATTTTTGCAATCTGTTCTAACAAGTACAGTATCTATATGGAGGTTTGAATTACGAGGGTCTATTGAATTAATGGTTGGTGGTAAAATGAGTTCAACACCTTGGTATTTATCATTAGGAAATCCATACGCACCATGGTTAGCTACAAATCATATTATTGTACATTCAGCATCAGTAGAAACAAGCAACGAAATGGGATTTAATGATCAACCACAAAGATTAACTGCTACTTTCAATTGTAAATTTTCAAGAGCTTTAGGTAAGCAAGAATTGATGAGAATGTTCAATAACACATATAGAAGGACTTATAATTCACCGCCTCCTGGTACAGAAGCATCAAATTCTACGTCTGTCAAAAATGCTAAAAATTCAGATAATATACAACAAAATCCACCTAAACCTGGTATTCCTGTTTCCAATCAAAAATCAGGAACAGGAAATACAAAATAAAATAATTAAAATTATGAATATTCTATCCTTTGATGATACCAACAGTAATAAAATAAAAAGAGATTCTAATCAAAATGATCTTTTTGATTTATTTCAAAAAAATATAATAAATATAGATAATATATTATTACAAATATATATTGTACCACAAGAATTTGAAATGAGACTAGATAGAATATCTAATTTTATTTATGGTTCTCCTAATTATGTAGAAGAATTAATGGTATTAAATGATATTATTAATCCATACTCAGTTAAAGAAGGTCAATATATTTATTTCTGTCAAGTTGATAATTTACCAAAGCTATACACAACCGATAATTTACAAAATTTAACAAGTACAACAGCAAGAAATAATTTAATAAATTCTTCAAAATCAAATACAAAAATATCAACAGACTTAAATGTGAGTGATGAAAATCTGTCTCCAACTATTAAACCATCTAATCTAAAACAAATTAAGGTTGGTAGTGACAACAATATACAAATTATAAATTCATTTCAATGATAAAAATTTTAAATAAAGCTAGTGTAAAACTTAAAGAATTAAATATAAAAGTAAATGATCCTATATCAGCGGATATTCTTGTGCAATCATTTAATTATGTTCCATATTTATTTATTAGCAAAGTTAATGACCCAAATTTTAACGGAACCACAATTGATGCAAAAGATGTTATATATGTAAAACTTCACAATAGTAAGTTTTTACCTGAAATTGAATTATATTGTGATGATTCAAAAGGAATATTGTTTAATGATTCTTATCCATCTGATCATGACATGATATTAAGCATTTTTGTTAAATCAAATTCAGAAAACACAATGCCAATAAGAATGGATTTTAGAGTTACATCTTATGAAACAGTAAAAGGTGATATTAATAGTAATAATTTAAAATATTTAATTAAAGGAATATTAGATTTAGATGAATTATTTTATACAAAATATGAATCTAGAAAAGGAACAAGTTATGATGTAATAAAAGGAATAGCATTTGATTTAAATCTTGGATTTGCATCAAATGTACAATCAAGTAATGATAGTATGTCATGGATAAATTGTAGTGATACATATCCTGAATTTATTAAAGATATAACAAAATATTCTTTCATATCAAAAGATGCGTTTGTATGGACCTTTATTGATTTTCAATATAATATAAATTATATAAATATTCAATTAGAAATGAATGAATTTATTAAAGGAGAAAGTGGAACCATTACAAATTCTCAGATAATTAAAAATGATGAAGAAAAAAACAGTGAGTTATATTTAACTAATAATAGTGCTTTTCATATGACAAATAATTACATAAGCAAATTTAATTTAGTTAATCAATCATACAAAGTCAACTTAGAAAGATTTTATCAAGTTACATCTACATGGTATGATAAAAGTAATAATACTGTTTATAAAGAATTTATAAAAGAACTTGGAACAGAACATGAAGAATTAAAAGATTTAACGGATAGAAGTTCAAAACTATATGAAGAATGTGTAAATGATGAATATTTTACAGGTAAAATTGACACGGATAATAATGTACATCAAAATTATTCATTAGCAAAAGTTGCCAATCAATTTCATCTAAATGGTATGGAAAAAATGAAAATGATTGTCATATTAAATCAAGTAAATTTTTCTGTAAAAAGATTTCAGAACATTAAAGTTGAAATATATAATCAAAATGATTTACTTTCAAGTAACGCAAATATCAAAAAACCACTTGATAACATAAATCCAAAATTATCTGGGTATTGGTTTGTTACAGGTATAAATTATTTATATAAAAGAAGTGGTGGTGTTGAACAAGAAATTACACTTATGAGACGAGAATTAAGTATAAATTATGGTAATGCAAATGATGAAAAAAGTGATTTAAGAAAACTATTAAAATAAAATAATAAATAAACTATGGGATTAAGCTATAAAAATATTTTAAACGATCAATTATCAAGTTCTCTAGGTGATAAAAATTCAACATCAGCTAGATATATTAAAGGATATGCTCAAGATAGTGGAATTGAAGCATTGGCAAACTCATTAAATATCAATAAAGGTTTATTTAAACAAACACTTGGTATTGAAGATAAAAAATTAGATAACTATGATCCTTATCATACTTCAGATGCAAAAAACGAAGAAGGTTGGTATTCTGATGATGGATCACAAATGAAAGCAAGCACAATTCAAGAATATGATGATGATACAAATACCTTTAAAAAAGGACTATATTCACAAGCTGGATTTAGAGGAAATGATTTTTGGTATGAAGATCCATTTATTCCAGCGTTTGAATTATTCTTTGATCAAAATTCTCCATTTTTTTCAACAGCAGATTCAAACAATAGTTTAATGTGGTTTATAAACCATTATGGAAATAACATTGACTCTTATGGTTATGAAAATAGAGGTAATTTATGGACCGAATTTAGAAATGTATTTTTTAAAATATTTGAAACTGATCTTTTAAATAATAGAAATAGAAATTTTTCAAACAAAGCATATTATATAACAAAAATTGCAGGATTAGAAAATCTTAATAATAAATTTATAAATTATAATGGTAAAGATGGTGAAACAAATAAAATTACAATAACTTTAAATGAAGATGTGTCTATGATAGCATGGTATTTATCTGAATTATATAATAATATAATTTATAGTTATAAAAATCAAAGACATATGTTTCCTGAAAATTTAATAAGATTTAATATGACTATAAAAATTAATGATTTTAGAAATTTCACAATGCCTAATAAAAATGATAGTAAAGTTGATCCGCAGCATGAAATAAAAAATACTATATCACCAAAATCACAAATTGTATATACATTACATGATTGTAATTTTAATTTTGAAAAAAGTAAAAATTATGAAAATGAAATGGAAATAGGTGGATATGGATCTACCATATCTAATAAACCACAAACATTATCTTTTGATATTTATTATAAATCTGTAACTCGTTGGAGTACATTTCCATTATTATATTCAGGAGATGTTAAAAACATTAATCCTTGGGAATTAGAATTTAAATCTAGTAGTAAACAAGAATACTATGATAATTTAGATAGACTAAGCTCAACTAATCCAATTGCTCAAAAAGGATTTACAAATCAATTATTAAGTAAAGCTGGTCAAACAATTGCTAACAATAGTCTCAATTATATGGATAGTTTAGAAACCAAATTAAGAAATGTTAGAGGAAGCACTGTAAACAACCTTTTAAATCAATTCACAACTTTAACTGGTCTAAATAAAATAGAGCCAGATAATGTATATACTCCTGATTTTAATGATCGTACTAGTTTAAAAAACTTTGGAAAATCTATTGGATCTGGATTATTAGCAGATTTAGAAAATACTACAAGAAACGCTGCAAACTTTTAAAAATAAATAAAATAAATGGAACTCGCAAGAGATTTTTACGTTGGATTAGTTGAAGATAATAAAGACCCAAACAGAAAAGGTAGAGTTAAAATAAGAGTACAAACACTTTATCATAATATACCTGTTGAAGATATACCATACGCATATCCATGGGGTGGAATTGCTGGAAAAGATTTTCAAGTTCCTGCAATAGGTAAATTAGTAAACGTACTTTTTCTGTCAGATGATTTATATTCACCATACTACATATATTCTGAAAATTATAACATAAATCTTCAAAATAAACTTAAAAGTTTAAATGATGAAGAATACGTAAACTTTACTTCACTACTATTTGATGAATCAACACAAATATTTATTAAAGGCAAAGAGTTAACAATAGATCAGTTACTTAATAAAGTAACAATTAATAATACTTCTATTAATCTTGAATTAAAAGATAATACACAAAAATTAAATTTGGCATCAAAAGGAGCAGATCAAGATGCTGTGTTAGGTACAAATTTTTTTCAATGGATGGACAACTTTATAAATGAATTAAGTAAGCCAGGTTCATTGATTGATAGTAATGGTGCAGCAATTATTAAACCTCGACTAAACATGCTATGTTCACAATATAAATTATTAAGACCTAATTTTGTATCTAATTATGTAAAAATTGCAGATAATGGTAAAGTAAAAATACTAAGTAGAAATCCTGATGTTATTAATAATAAAAATGATATAGATTTAGTAATACCGCCAGACATAAATGAATCCAATAGAAAAATTTTAAATGATGCGATAAAAGCTCAAAATGATAAAGCTTGTGAAACATTGAAAAATGCTGCACCTACTGATCAAATAGATTTAAATGATAGTGCTAGAGATCCAAATGCAATAAATTTAATATCAAGCAAAAAAACAAAAAGTAAAATAGATAATTTACATCCAGATATAAAACCATATGTAATAGCATTTATTAATAAATGTAAAGCTTCTGGATTTGATTTAGAAATAACAAGTGGATATAGATCAATAGCATATCAACAATCTCTACAAAAAACTGGAAATGCAGCTAAACCAGGATTCAGTTATCATAATTATGGATTAGCAATAGATGTAAAACCATCAAATAATAAATGGGGAGATACAGGTGAAATTGCGGAATCATTAGGATTTAGATGGGGTATTCATTTCAAAAATCCAAAAAGTGAAAGATGGCATTATGACATGTCATTTGGATTTTCTACTACACAATTAAAAAATAAATTTGATCAGGGGGATGTGCTCAATGGTTATGTTAATTTAGGACCAAATACTCAAGTACCAACAACAAATAATCAACTTAATGGACAAAATTATTCAATAAATCCTTCAAGTTCAGTTAGTAAGCCATGTGAAGGTATGAAAGCATTCAATAGATCAGATGCAGATCAAAATAAATCAAATTCTAATAATAAAAGTGATGAAAGTGAATCAGCACCAACAAAAGAAGAAGAAGAAAGAATAGCAAATCTTTCTTGTATAGAATTAGCAACAAAAATATTATTGGATAGAATAGCAAAAGGTGAAGGCGCTACAGATACTCTTGCTGCAAAATATGGATTTAATAGTGCATATGATATAACATATTCTTATGGAAAATATACTCCAGATTATATTGGAAGCAAGCAAATTAATCCTATTACTTCTTTAACACTAGGTGAACTAAAACAAGTTCAACACATTATGCTTAGAAATGGATCAAAATCTACATCTATGGGTAAATATCAAATTGTATTACAAAATATACCTGATATTCAACAAGCGTTAAATATGGATGATAATACTCTATTTTC